ATTTGCACCCGTTTACCGGTTCTCTATAAAAAATTTGCAGTAATAAGGCTATAGTTACTTTTTATCCTCTTTAGCATCATATTTATTTTTATTCTCACGAGCAATCTGCAACTGTTTTTCAGCTATTTCACGCTGTGTTTGCAGCTTTTCACGCTCAATACCCATCTTATCTTGATGCATTGCACCCTTATTAACCTCAGATTCTCTCTTCAGATTCATCTGCTCTCTATAGCGATCTGACTCTCTGATGTCTTTAAGAGCATCTTGGAAGTCAGAAACCTCATTCTTATTAATGTCTTGCATAGAGCCGTATCCAGCAGCTCTAATCTCAGCAATGGTGATATCTTTTTGACGATCTTTTTCAGCTTCTTCTTGTTCAAACTGCATCTTCATCATAGCCTCTTGCTGACGAGCTTGAATCTCTTGCTCTTTCATCTGCTGCATTTGCTGCATTTCAGCTTCTTTCTGACCCTGCTGCTTAGCTTCAGCCTCTTTAAGAATACGACTAACCTCAGCAATATTATCTGATTTAAGGATATTACCAAGATCGTAGATAGTTGCACCAGTAGTATTATTGGTCATTGCCATCTGCTTAAGCTGCTCAAGAACTTGTCTGTGATTAGCTTTAGTGGTGCAGAATACATTAAGATCTCTAAGAAGAAGATCTGTACCATTAATCTGGAAATTGATCTTCTCATCAGCTGTAGTGATGTACTGAAGACGAATAGAAGGTCTATTGCTGTGGTAGTACTGTGCCAAGTCTGTACGCATTTGGTGTACACGTGGCATCAAGTAATCAGAGTGCTGGATAAAGTAGATCTCTGTTTGTGCATATGAGCTTTCAAGGGATGCTTGTACCCCAGTAGCCGTTTGTTGTTCTACTGGACCACCCATGCGTTGCATGTTAATACCAATAGATTCAAACGCCTGGTTCTTAAAGTAATTAGCTAGATTAGTTCTTGACATCAAACGATTAGTTTGCTCAAGGCTAAGAACTTGATAATGCTGGAAGTTCAGAGCATTCTCTGTATTAGTGATAGAAGTATCCAGAGGTAACATCTGGAAGTTCTTCATTGCCACATATGCTTTAGACAGATTGTTCTTACCCCAGTCTTCTCCCAGAGAGTGACGAGGTAATGCATTTTGGTCTAGTAGGATAACTGTACCCAGCTCATCTACAAGAATATCAGCAATCTGATTGTTTACAATGTTGTATCCAATCTGGTAAGGCTTCATCAAGTCTACCAAAGACGCTGAACGTGTGTTACGATCTGAGAACACAGCACCCTCAACTGGCAGCTTACAACCGTATAGCGTATTATCACCTTTAAACTGGAACTTAAGTCTTCCAACTTTAGGTTGATTGATACCAATGTAGATAGGATCTAATCCTGAAATATTCTTCTGACCCCAGAAAGTAGGAGCATTAGGTCCAATCTTAACACCACCCCAAGTTTCATTGATCCAGATCCACTCAATATGCTCACCAAACACAAGATTCTCTTTTGTCTTGTTTTTGTTAAATGAGTTATTGTAAATGGGCTTTTCAGTAATCTTGTAAGTCTCATCTACAATATCCTGAATGATCTCACCATCCTCAGTAATTCTAGTAAGGTGACCAACTCTGCGTTGTGACTTCCAGTAAACAGTAGTAACACGAAGCATGAAAGCTGCTTCATTGTCAAACATATCTTCAGACTCACTCAAAATTTCATTTACAACGTCACCGGTGTACATGTTATTCTGGTAAGTAGAAATAAATTGTCTGTAACCTAATGAGCCTTGCTGAATACTGTTAAACTCATGGCTCTTAGAAGCATCGTAGTAACTTCCATCATTCTGGTATCCACCAATAGGATATCCTGCAGAACGTACAGGGTAAATAGCTTCCAATGACTTCAGTTGATCTTCAGTCATCAAGTAACCGTACTTATCAATGATATCAGATACGGTCATCATATCCATCTTACCAACCCAGTTACCCTGAGAAATGTAACGGATATCCGGAGACTTGTGGTAGAATGTTAGTACAGGATTCCAGAGTTCAATCTCATAGTCATCCTCATTCATCTTAAAGTGCCAGAACTCACGGTCTGCAATAAGCATATCACGGAAACCACGCTCCTCAAGCTCTTGCATTTTAAATCTTTCCTCGTCAACCTTAAGCTGGTGCATCGCCCACTCTTCAACAAGGTTACGGTAATCTTTAGAGAAGAAATCTTCAATCTCAGGAAGAGTCTTAAGTCTATCTCTACCAAGAACCTGCTGAGCTTCTTCAGACTCAGGATCAAAGCCTTGAGCAATCAAATTAGACATAAGCTTTTGCTCTGCTTGAGCAAGCAATGTTTCTTCAATCATTGCTCTCTTCATTTCCATCATCTCATTGTAGGAGATGTCATCTACCGCACGGAATGTTACACGTGAGTAGCGTTTAGCAAACTCACCAGTAAGAACGTTAATAACGTTAGGAATAATAGGGTAGAACTTAATTTCAAGAGCTGATTGATCTTCTTGGATCAATGTATCTACAAGATCTGCATATTCGTTGTCTGGTTCAATGATATAATCAGTCTTATCAATGATACCTTTTGCAAGCTTATAGTTCTTTAGAAGTCTTCTAGCGTTTCTTCTGAGCTGCTTAATACCCTGCCACTCATGCCAGTCCATATTCCAGGCTGCCCACTCTTCATCTTTTTCTTTTCTAGAAACAAACTGAACAGGCTGAATAAGAGTACCGGTTTTACTATACTCCGCTTTTGCTCCCGCTTTTAGATCTAGGGCATTATAAACCTTCATAACTCTCGTCGTCAATTGTGTTAATCACATAAACTGTGGTGTACTCCATATCCGCTAATTCATCCACATAGACGTATGCTATACTTCCGTAATCACTTGTTGAATTAACAGCTGTAAACATTATTTGTAATTTTTAAACGGATTACGAGGTTTAGAAATAGATGATGCTCCCATATGTCTAAACGGGCTCACTTTTAATTTATACAAATTATCGGACTTTTCCAAACCTTTTATTGTAGATTCCTTTCTTTTTGCATATCCACGGTTAGATTGCTGCACCTTAGCAAAGGCAATTAATGCAGAAAACGCAACCAATCGGTCAACGTTCAAACCAGGGTGATATGCCATCATCTCTTTCAAAAGCATTGGATCGGGTATACGCTCCACACCATAGGTAGTTCTTACAATAGTGCCATCCGCTTTTGTAGTAACATCAATCTCTTCTTTCAAATACTCAATAGCATAAGAAAGCAGGTGACTCTTAAACAGAGTACCCGTGTTTTTCCAACCGTATTCTTGAAATACGTTAGCATTTGAACCAATATCTTTCAAGAAAAGCATCTGGCTCTTGGGTACAAGGTATCTCTGCTTACGTCTAGACATCATGTATTGCAGAAACAGGGATACGTTGTTTTCCACAACAGTCCACGCATTGTACCACTCAATAATCTTTTCTAACTGCTGGTGAGTTTTGTTTAGATCATCATATCTACCACACCAAGAGGCAACAATCTTATCCTGCTCAATAAAGCTGTCTATGCCATTATCTGTCTCTCGGGTAACCTCCACTGGGTTCTTATACACAAAGATGCTACAGAGAGACTCTGAGGTGGTTGTTTTGCCCTCACCTACAGGGTCAACAGATGCGTAGTACGTACCAAACTCTGCATTAGCCACCGGTCTTTCATAAACCACAAGTACCCCGGTCTTATCTTCTGTCTTTTTAGAAATAGGAAATTCACGAATCGGCAACTTTCTTGAGTCTTTTGCTACAATTTTTCCGTCTTCTCCGTATTCTAATTCTAAAAATTCAAAAGGATACTCCTTTTCTTCAATTCTTTTCAATTGAGCAGAAACCAGATTTGTGGGAAATACAGATACTTTTCTATAAGCAAATGCTTCTTGAATGTTTGTCGGCTTCTGAGAAATACGCAACTGATACTGCTCAGGTGGTAGATCTTTCTTCCACTTCTCTCTTTCTAATTCGATTGCTTCAAGAGCAGATTTAACAAGTGAGTTGCCCCACTCATCAATAAAAGGAGGCATGCTCCACTGCTCAGGAATAAAAAGGCCAGCAACCCCAATGGTACCTTGATCATCAATAAGATCAGTCTCAACAGCATAGATATCATTTATCTCTGGGTTTAAAATCATTTGTTTAAGAGGCTCACACTGATCAAGATCACCCACAGATCCAGCAGCAATGAAAGTACCAGTAGTAATAAACCCAGACTGAACAGCAGGGCGTATATACTCATATGTCTTATCCATCTTGGGAGCAATACCAGCTTCTTCATGAAAGAAATATGTTACGGGTCCACCTACACCAGTGGTAGCATCTTTTTCAAATGACATACCCTGGATCTTAGACATAAGACCCTTTTTACTAATTCTATTATTTATCCTGACTTCAATCTTCTGTTCCCAAAGAAGTACTTTATTTGGGTTACTTGGTCTATACCAAGCAGTGTGTTCGTTTAGAAAGTTTGCATATTCATCAAGAAACTTCCAGGAACCTTTGTCGTTAATGTAATCTTTTAGACTTGCACCGATCTTACAGATAGAACCTTCTTCAAACCAGTACTGATTAATCAACTTACCCATATGAAAGTAAGATGATGCAATCTGACGTTTCTTTAGAATAGCAACGTGCTTGTAGGACACCTCTGCAAGTATCTCATACATTGCCATGTGGTACTGTGCATCTCGCACTTTTGCAAATCCGTATCTCTTTTCTTCCTTGTCATAGATAGGAAGAAAGTTTAACCACATGTAGTAATCTCTACTGAGATACCAGGTTTGCTTTTTACCTATAACAATTACACCGTTTCTGCACTTTCTCTTCTCAAGATCCCAATAGTTTACAAAATCCTTAGATCTAAAGGGTGCGTCTGTGTAATATCCTAACTTGTTAAATCTTGTTGATTGCTCCTGGAATACTTCAGAAGTCTCATCAAACCCGTACTGTCCCGGTTCTTTAAAAAGAGTCAGCAGAAAATCTCTGAAGGCTTCTCTTGTTTCAAAAGAAGTTTCAGTCCACTCACCATTTTTATATGTTGGAACAGTAATAAACATTAAACGATCTCTATGCCGTTTGAAATACCTTGTATAAGATCTTTAATCTTGGCTGATGACAAAGTTGGTATTGACTTTCTATCACTAAAGTAACTGTTTGCATCATCACGTCTAAAAGCATACCACAACTCTTCATAAGGATTGTAGTGAAACAGAATATCTTGGAAGTTCTCGTTCATGTTATAATTGGTCATAAGCAAGACCCTGTCCACCACGGACAGTAGTCTTTTGTTCATCTTTCAAATCACTGTACGCACCCTTAAATGAGTTACGAATCTGCTCAAATTTAGCAGCTGCGTTAATCAAAGAGTTTATGTTACCATCTCTACCGTGCTCAATATCAGTGGTTTCCATGTATCTAGCAAGTCTATCAAGCATAGATGCAATACCCTTATACGCACGGTATGTTGGTGTTTCATATAACTTTCTGCAAAGATCCATTGCTTCAAGTATCTCAGGATCCTCCGTAGAGTAATCCATATTTACTTCTCTGAGGATAAGCTCTTCCTTCTCAGACTCTAGTACATTAAAGAATGGGTTAATGTCCGGATCTGGACACGTCATATAAAAGATGTACGTGTATACTTTTGGAGCATCCTCATCATAAGCAGTCATTATTTTCTTTAAACTTTCTAAAGTATAACAATGCTCAGAAGGAATAACCTTACCATTCTGTACGTCAAAGAGTCTTACTATCATTTGAATTTAGATTTATTATCCTGAAACCACTTGACTAATGCAAGAACTTCATCTTTAAGATATGGAATATCGTAGTATATAATGTCTTTAATAACAGGATCCCCATCAGTGTTTGTCTTTAGAATAGGGTATCCGTTTGGATCTTTACCCTCATCCTCAAACATAATATGCTGAATCATCAATGTACCGGGCTTAAGCCTTGGATTATGCTTAAGAATCATGTACATATAGATAGAAAGCTGCAGATTATAGTGGTTTAGATTGCAGTCATCAAGATGGCTGACTGGATGGTTCATCTTTTGAGACAAACCCTCCCAGTCTTTATAGCTCTCACTACGGATTTCTTTGTTGGTTTTGTAATCTGTAATGTGAACTACACCATCTATGACTTCTACAAGATCTGATTGACCGCAAATACCCAAGCTCTTCATATAAACAAAGTG